TCGTTGCCCAGCCAAAAAATCTCGCTCGGTTGAGAGACAACAATGTTACTAGGCATTTTGTTTTCCGCCTGGGCTGGTAGGTTGGTCGGACTGCAGAGAGCGGCCCATGGGGTCGTCGTTGGGGCTGGCCTTGCTGGCATCTACCCCGCCTCCGCCGTTCCCGCGCATGAAGAAAGTACCGAAAATATCGGGGGCGCCTGGAGGGCGTGGCGAGAAGGTAAGATCCCAACAGGCTTCGTCTTCGCTGAGGAATCCTTCCGATACCTGAGTCAGGATTCGAGTCTGCCGCAGATTTTTGAAGGCTTCTAGTTCATCCTCGGGGCGCAGGTTTATTTCCCCGAACTGAAACTCAACGTAAACGTCGACACCGTACAGCCGCACCGCCAAGGTCAACAGACGGGACAGCACTTCTTGCACGGGGTATCGGACGGATTGTGCCACTTTCAAAAAGATAAGCGATTCAGTGTTGGACAGGCTTTGAGATCCATTAATTCGCAAACCCAAAATAGAGGGCGAAGTTTTCAGCGCGGTAGCCAGCTGACCCGACAGCGCATTCAGCATGGTCACGTAGTCGGCTTTCTCGCCTTCGGTTTTCAGGATCTCAAACTTCACCAGATCCCACGCAATCAACGCGTCTTCTGGGTTCAGGTTGTTGATCAAGTCTTTCACTGAATCCAGCTGCGCGTCCATGTACAGTTGCAGCTTCTCAGGATCAGATTTTATTTCCTCTGACAGCTGGGCCTGGGTCAGCTCAGCATTGATGCTGGCGGTCAACCGAGTGTGCCCTTGACGACGAACCGCCCGACGCAAGTCCTGCAGGAACTCAGCGAACTGGTGGATGCTGTTCATGGCCGCAGCCATCATGGAGTCGGTGTAGGCCCGGATAGCTTGCCGGTGAGATTCAGCAACAGCGAAAGAGGCGTAATCCAATTTGATCGGATCGCCCTGTCCGATCTGCTGAGGGTAACGTCCGCCCTTGGTGCCCCGGGAAACCCATTCCAGAGTCTCGTAGGCGATTACGTTCATCCGATCTGGCAGCCGTTCCTTGGTCAGTACCAATTCGGTCGCCAGCGCGCCCGTCAGTACGACCTCCAGCAGCATCTGCTCCAACAGCATGTCGATGCCGAGCTTGTCAGCGAATCCTTTGGTGTAGTCGTACACCGTATCCAGTCGGCTGATCACGTTCAGGGCCATCATGGACCCCTGCAGGGAGAACTGCTGGGTGGCGGTGTCGAATGCCTTTACCCGGTACCCGCCCGACTTTGCAATCTCCACCAGGTTGTAAACGGCGGAAGAGAAAGTGCCTTCCCTGGCAAACGCGGCGCGGACAGCTTCGATCAGGGTGTTTCGGTTCCGGACGTAGGAATACGCCTCGTTGACTTCCGTCCGGTTGTCCTTGGGGATGGTCTGGCCGTTATCCTGCGCACCCCCAGGCGGAACCGCCATGGCTTTCGAAGCCAGTTTGGTGGGGAGGACAACGCCACTCCCTTTCGCCGCGCTTGGTGTTGTTTTGGAAGCCAAAACGTTTCCCCTCAATAGATTTCAGTCATTGTAGCTTGTACTTTGTCGGATTTCACACGAGCCGGCGAGAAGCCCCCGGCCGGTACAAAGCGCTGATGTCTTCCTGCACGGACTTTTCCTCTCCTGCCGAACTCATCCGCGCCTTGGTGACATTGATCTTGAACGGGATAAGCCCGCCCACCAAGGAGGCCCCGCTAATGTAACGGGCTACCGACAGATAATTCAAGGAGTGGGCATAGTGGTCTTCCTTGGTGGCGACCCACACCTCCTCCCCGTCCAGCTCATCCCCGTCCTCTGCCACCCTGGCGACTTTCTTCATTGCCTTCAGGTGGGCAACGATAACTTCGAACTCAGGGCTGGCCTTGTTCAGTCGGGTTACCCCGGCGTTCACGCGCTTGCACACTTCGTCCAGCGCGCTGTTGCGAACGACTTTACAGATCCCTTCGTCCTCCAGCAGGCGGACGATGTCCAGGGTGTTGCCGGCTTTCTCGATGTACTGGCTGGCCCAGAACTTCGAAGGCTTCCAATCCGTGATGGACTCGGCCAAGGTGATGTCAGGGGCAGAGTCCACTACCCCACACACGAAGCTGAACGTTTTGCTCAGCTCTCTCATCCGCGCCAACACAAAGTTGGCGCCGGTCTGCCGGATACGCTCCGCGTAAATCACATCCAGTCCTTCCCTTCCTTCCCGGTTGGGAACCCCCACCAACAGGTGACAGGTTTTGCCGACGTCCAGACCGAAAAAACAATTCGAATAAGTTTGCGACGGCATGTCGGTTGGTTTTGGGACTGACAAGGAAATAGCATGCGCGCGGATCAGGTTCTCCATGAACGAGGTTTCAGAGTCTTGATACGCCTCCCCCAGCTTGAAGTTGGCCCAGTCTTTCTTCCTGCGGTAATCCGCCAGCTGCTTGATGGTGCGCGGGAGCGGGTTAACTGAGGGAACGTCCAGCGGATAAATCTGACGCGAACTGAATTCCTTGGCTCTGTCCGGAAACGTGTGAATCCACTTCCTGTTTTTGGGGTCCATGAACGCCTTGGGAGGCAGAGGAGCATTACAGCAGCTGCACCGCATAAACGCGTCGTTGACCTTGTACCCAGGATTCAAAAGGTCGTCACGGTCAAACGTTTCCAACACTCCGTCGTAGCCTGGTATCTCTACTTTGCTGAGGTAGTTCAGCTTGCTCCAGTCTTTGCATGTCGGGCACTTAACGCAGTAATACGCCTGCGAACCTTTCTTGAAAAGTTCATCTATTCCGTAATCAAAAACCGTGGGAGTGGAAAAGCTGCGGTCCAAAACTTCTGCAGCATCGTTGTGCCCCATACGAGAAGCGAACGTGGAAAGTATGGCCTGGTCGCAAAAATCCACTTCGTCTTTTATGACGCCTTTTGCCGGCACCGAAATACCAGAACTCTTGGAAGAGGCGCCGGCCATGTACAGAAAGGAATTCAGGATTTGTTTCAGGTCCGTGCTGTTTACCTGGCGGTTTACCATCGACTTAAGTGTTGGAGAATTATTGATTACCGGGTCGATACGTCCCTTCGCTACCTTGCGAACAAACCCCAATGTCGGCAACACGTAAATAAGGTTCACACTTTTATAGATGGCCATGTAAGCCAAAACAAAACGAAACCAGATTTCAGAAGCGCCCACCTGGGAGCACTTCTTTATCGCTGATATAGGCGCCGGGTCACTGATCATTTCGATCTGAAACTCGTGACCTTTGAATGAAAAATTTTTGTCCTGGTTGTCAGGGGCCCGGGTGTGCACCTCCAACCATTCAGGGATCTGGGACATATCCCTGACTTCTTTCAGCTGGGCCGAAAGTCGACTCAGGTACGCGGAGTGGGCAGGCTTCATTTTCTCACCGAAATCATTAATTGATCGCTTACGCCGAACACCAAACCGTTTGCGTATTGGCTTCCGAAAAGAGTAACGCGAGTGGGGTAAGTCCCCGGGGTGATTCCTTCCAGCTCCAGCAACTCCCCCAGAACAAAAGTCACTTCATTCGAAGCTCCGCTCCAGGTGATCACCTTGTCAATGTCAGCGCTGTACTGGGTGAACGAAAACTCAGTTCCGATTCGAATATCCACCCGGGTGACCCAGGACAGCGTCTGGTCCACCAGTCCAGTTTGGTTCTGAGTGAAAAACTTAAGCCCGAAAGAGTTGATCGAGCCCAGTCGGACCACTTCGCGTATGCGGGTGGGCCGCAAGAAGACGGTGACATACCCGGGCTCGGCCGCCACGGATGAGATCCGTTGCACCCCTTTGGCAAACTCCCCCAGCAGGGAGGACAACACATCCAGGAGAGTGACCGACTCCGTCACGGCGCCTTCCTGGATGCCGCCGGAGACAACTACCTCTCCGGCTGACACGGTCTCGGTCACCGACAGATTCGCAACCTGCAGGGAGGAAACCTGATCGGCAGCCGAGAGTGCTTCCACGGCCGAAGCGCCCAGCTCGGCTACGGCCTGGGTCTGCTCCCCGGCGGTGACAGTTTCGGTCACCCCGGTGTCCGAGGCCGAGGAAAAGTCCTGAGTTTCCCCTGCAGTGGCCGCCTCCGCTATGGCCGCCTGGTGCAGCGTCCCCGTGGTTGACAGCTCATCCGCGTTGACGGCCTCCGCCACGCCCGCTGTGGTGCTCCAGGTGGAAGTAACCCCGTCCACTGCGGAGACCGATTCTGCCAGCAGCGCGGTGAGGGCTACCAGGACGGTCTGGGTGTCCTGGGCCGAAGCTGTCTCGATCTGGATGGCCACCTGGACCTGGGAAGATGTGGAGGCTTCCCCCAGGGTCAGGGCCTCTGCCACTGGACCCAAAACCAGGGAGCCCGTGGTTGACAGCTCGTCGAGGGCCAAGGGCTCTTCTACCCCGGCCCCCACCGACATCTGGCTGTCTTGAGCATCGGCCGCGCTGGCGGTCTCGGTCAGGGTCACCGTCAAAGTCACCACGGCGGACTGGCTGTCAGTGGCCGATACGCTTTCCGAAACGCTGCGGTTAAATTCCACCCCTGCGACCGCGTTGATCTCCGAGGCTGCCGCTGCTTCCGATACCTGTTCCGACAGGGATAATCCTCCGGTTTGGGTTTCGGAGGCACTGG